TCAGATGATTGAGCAACAGTTCTTGATGAATCTGCATAAAAAGACCATCTGTCGGCAGTTTGATAACCAATAGAAGTTGATGTTGTTCCTCTTTGCCAAATTCCCATCGCCCCGTTTATGATTCTGTTCTTGAATCCAGTTACGCCCGATGCAGTTCCCGTACCACCCCCCGCTGCTGGCAAAATACCAGTAGTACCTGCGTTAGTACCGAGAGCGCCTAAGTTAGCTGCTTGTGTCATGCTGTGAATGTCCCATTAGAAGTAAATGTATGAATGGTGTATCCATTAACAGAGGTAATAGTTCCACCTGTGCCACGAGTAGCGCCTGGGTAAGAAACAATAACGATTCCTGAACCGCCATTACCACCAGCTAGACCATCACCGCCACCGCCACCCCCACCGCCAGTATTAGCACTTGCATTTGAGCCAACTGTATTATTTCCACCTAAAGCTCCACCGCCAGCGCCACCATTACCACCGCTTACTGAAGTGACACCGCCACCGCCACCGCCAGCATAAAAAGCATAAGAACCACTAATGCGAGATAACAATCCATTACCACCATTACCGCCAGAACCGTTTGTTCCGTTTGTTCCTGGGCTTCCAGCACCGCCACCGCCTCCACCACCATAAGATGCAGCTGCTGTAAACGAAGATGCCCCATTAAATCCTTGTCCCGCAGTCCCCGCACCAAAAGCATTATTAGTAAATGAAGAACCGCCACCAGAACCACCAGTAGTTAAAGCTGCACCGCCAAGCCCCATTCCATTACCACCACCAATAGCAGTTAAGCTAAATCCAGTAGAGTTTGACCCAACGGTTCCATTAACACCTGATGCACCGCCAGTGCCGCCAGCGCCAATTACAAGGCTATATCCAGTGCCTGATGTAACAGTTACAAAACCATTTAAGACACCGCCACCACCACCTCCGCCACCTACACGACCACCTCCGCCACCACCGCCAGCAACGATAAGATATTCAAGGTTGTAAGTAGTACCAGAAACAGAAGCCAAATTATAAGCAGAAGCGCCCAATGCTAAATTTAAAGCTGTAACAGAATTGTTTGTATTAGCAATAGCATTAAGAACAGAACTAACTAAGAAAGACTCTACAGTAACCAGATTACCAGCCAAAGCGCCCGTAGTAAGAACAACAGTAGTTCCGTTAGTAGCAGTGTAATCAGCAGAGCCTAAAAGCACACCATTCAAATAGACGTTAATAAAGCCTACGGTGTAGCTAGGAGGTGTGAATGTTGTTTGGCTAGCGGTTGCAGTAAACTCCGTTACGGTTCTGTAAGCTGTGGTTGTTACGCCAGAAGCAGGTACGCCAAGATAACGGCATGAGATATTGCCTGTACCAGAGGGTGGGGCTGCTGTAAAAGTAATCGTATTGCCAACAACGCCATATGTGCTTGGGTCTTGAAGAACACCAGATACCGCTACCAGTACGTTAGTAACCCCAGCAGGTGCCACCGACATTGTGAAAGCCGTAGTAGAGCCGTTACCGTTGAATTGATCGACTACAAAAGCCGATTGGTATATGGGGTTTCCGATGTATGGCATTAACGTATTTCCATAGCAATAATTGAAGAACCTTCACGAACTCGAACTGTTCCACCAACACTAGGTTGTGTATTAACACCTAAATAGTAATTAATAGAAGAAGTTGTAGATGGCGTGTCATAGCCACTTAACGCTCCGGGCATATCAAGCTGACTTACTGCTCCAGTTGTATTAATTGTGCCGTTACCAATTTGAGTTCCAGTTACACCATTTCGCCATAATTGAAATCCAAAATTAGAGCTACCGCTATTAGCGTAACCAAAAGAACCAGTACAAATAACAAGAATTTTGCTTGATGTAGAGCTAGGTGTTATTGATACATACAAAGATGAATTTACCGCAGTCTGGCTGGTTGTAGTAAAGGCTGTTCCAATAGTTGCGTATTGAACTTGTAAAATACATCCAGTAGGTAAAGCGCTAGCGGGTAAAGCAGTAGCATTACTTAAATTAATAGCAGATGGGGTGCCAAGGTTTGGTGTCGTTAAAGATAGCGGAGCGTTTAAGCCTTTTTGGTCAATGGTGCTTATTGGCATTATTTAGCTCTCTTGTGCTTCTTCAACTACAGGAACTTCCCATAGCCATGTTTCAGTATTTAGTGTAGCGTCATCAGATGGTTTTGGGGCAATAAACACATCGTTTTCTCTGTCGTATGTGTAGCCAACACCAGCGTAGTTACCACGCAATGGTCTGTTTTCTGGGTGTTTATTTTCAATGGTGTTATAGGATGTTTGAATCCACTCACCAGGGCTTGAATCTACGAATGTTTGAAAGAAATCAGGTTCAGCCACAATCACTTGTGTAACTTTACCGTCAACTACTTTTGCAAAATGTCCCATGTTTTCTCCTTAAGCCGTATATGTACCAGATGATGTGAAAGTGTGAATAGTGTATCCGCCTGATGATGTAACGGTTCCGCCTGTACCTCGTTGAGCGCCTGAGTAACGAATGATAACTACGCCAGAACCACCAGCCCCACCGTTAGCTGAATTAGAACCAGAACCGCCGCCGCCAGAGCCAGTATTCACAGTACCATCTCCGCCAGTTCCACTTGGGGCTCCGTTGTTTCCTAGACCACCATTACCACCACCACCAGAACCACCAATACCAATTGCATATGGGCTATGGGAACCGCCGCCGCCGCCGCCAGCACGAGTTACTGATGTTCCAGTAATAGATGAAGAAAGCCCATTACCGCCATTACCAGCTTTAGATAAACTCTGCGAACTTTCACCGATATTATTAGCGCCGCCGCCGCCCGATCCACCATTTGGGAAGGTTGAGTTTATGCCTTGTGGCCCAGTATCCCCACCATTAAATCCTTGTCCAGCAGTTGCGTTACCACCCACACCTGTTAAAGAAGCGCCACCCCCAGAACCGCCATTTAAGCCTCCAAAAGGACTAACTCCCCAGCCACCACCACCGCCGCCACCAACTGATGTAATAGACCCAAACACAGAGTTGTTTCCATTAGTTCCAGGCTGTCCGCTTGTCCCACCTGCACCGCCAGCACCAACAGTTACGGTATAGGAAGTTCCTGGAAAAATATTTAATACGGGTTCTTGGAAAGATTCTCCGATTACAGAAGAGCGATACCCGCCAGATCCACCTCCTCCACCGTGCTGTGCGCCTCCACCTGCGCCACCAGCAATTACAAGATATTCTACGGAATAAGAGCTATCTTTTACGGTTGTCCAAGCACCGTTAATGTAACCTTCTAAAACGCCAAGTGTGGTGTTGTACCTAATCATGCCGTTAGCGCCAGTAGGTCTTTGGGCAGTTGTACCAACAGGAATAGTTAACGCAGTAGTTCCGTAAACTTTAGCGCCACCAGCGTAATACAAATCCATCATTGCAGAACGACCAGCTGTGCCGCCGTGGTAGAAAGTGATGTCATCTAAGTCGCCTACAGTAACTCGGCCTCTACCTGTAACGTAGTCAAGGATTGCGCCGTCAACAAACGAGTTACCAAAGTCACCCTCGGCTAAGTAACCGCCAGTAGCTCTAATGTCACCAATAACGGTTGGGTCTTGAGAAATGGCTTGATAAGTCGTAATTAGACTTGTGTACTCAACCCAGATGTTGTTTGTGCCAGACAGCGGGGCAGAACTAAATGTAATTGCATTACCAGCTATGGTAAAACTTGAGCTTGGGTTTTGAATAACGTTATCAATCGCAACAATTACCTGCGCTACAGAAGCAATAGGGCGTGATAGAGTAAACGTTACAGTAACGCCGTTACCATTGAAGTAATCAATGGCTGGGGTAAAGCCTTGGTTCTCAACAGTATTTCCGATGTATGCCATGTTAGGTCGCAGTCAAAGCAGAAACAAACGCATCACAAGAAGTAGCCGTACCAGCAACAACAGTCAGAGAATCACTAGTTTTTAGCACAACACGGTTGCCTTGAATGACTTCTAAAGAACCACCAACAGGCACAGTAGCTACATAGACGAGGTAGTAGTTCACTGAACTACGAGTGATATAAGCGCTAACAGTAATTGGGCTTGCGCCTGTGTTTGCTAAGATGAGGCTTGAGACCGCAACAGTACCAGAAGCAATGCTTGATATAGCAGTTGAGCCAGACGTACTGACGTTCTTTACCGCATACGAGTTGTTTGAATAAGTTGCCATATTAACCCATCATAAATGATAAAAAGTACGCATCGTCTGGAGTGGCTGCCGTGTTTGCTGCCCACGTTGGAGCTGTACCGTTTGAAGTAAGAATGTATCCGTTGGCGCCAATACCCAGTTTAGACAGAGCAGTACCAGAAGTGTAATAAAGTAGATCACCAGCAGTATAGGAAGTAAGCCCAGTACCACCATAAGTCGTAACAATTGCAGTACCATTCCAAACTCCTGAAGCTACAGTCCCAAGCGGAGACACGTTGTTAGAAGCATCAAGGTTTACTGACTGCGAAGACGGGTAAGTAATAAATACGTTCTGTGTGCCAGAACTAAAGTTAACTGTAGAACCACCATTACTAGAAGAATAAACAGTATTACGTACAAGCTGGTTTGGAGAAGTAAACGTACCAACACCAACTTCCCAGTTTGCACCGCCTAAATCCGCAATCGTGTAATAAGTAGTACTACCGCTAGTTAAAGCGGTATTAAAGGATTGGTATCCTAACGAAGCGCCAAGAAGGGTAACTGTGCCTGTGCCAGGAGCCGAGGCTGTTTCTAATACCCTATCTCTTAACTGAAGAGCCATTTAAAGCTCCTTAGCCAGCAGCGCTGAGTGTATACGTGACGTTGATGGTATCGCCAGAAGTAACCGTTTTAGAACCAGCCGTAAATGCACCGATGCTAAACAAAGTGCCTGTGGTGTTATCAATCGCTGTAGAACCACCTACGTTAATAAAAGCGCCATAAACGGTACCAGAGCCAGTCATGCTAAACACCACCGCAGCTGAAGTAGCTAGAACAGACGGGTTAGCAGTTGTAGCCGCTGAGAAACTTGGAGTTTTACGGGTTCCAGAGTAGGTAGGAGCGTTAGCACCGCCAACTTCAAACCAGCCAGCGTGTGATGCTTGAGTATCAGCATAAGCTGGGGTAAATACTGGGACAGCATTAGCGCCTCCTAAGCCCATAATGATGGCACCGCCGCCTGTGTTACCAAAGTAAGAATCCATTAAATTCTTACGACCTACGTTGGTAGTCAGGTTTTCAATAGTGTCAGACCATTTTTCAACGCCATCAGCGCCATAACAAGTAGCCACATACACACCTTCTAACCCAACAGTCTCAGCAGAACCACCGCCATAAGAAGCACTAGCTCCAAAGCTGTCGCCTAATTTTGTTATTTCAGAACTCATAAATACTCCTTAAGTCAATCTAATAATGGCGTTTGCTGCATCCGCCGTTGGGAAAGTTACAGTAAACGTATTTGTAGCCGTTTTATCTGATCCAAAATCTAGTACCGCAACCGCTGCATTTGTAGTGCTATTGTAGATCAAGGCCCCTCTAGCAGTAAAGCTCGCTGGGCTCCAAGTAGTGTTTTGAAACGATATGTAAGCTACCTGCTCATCAGTGGCTGGAACGATTCGAGTCAGCGTATTACCCCCTGGTGTATAGCCTGTGCCTGATATTTCATTGGTTGTCGTATAAATTAAGGTTTCGTAGGATAAATCAGCAAGTGCCGTATAAAGCGCAATCTTATATGTATACGGTGTGCCAGCAGCAAAGTTCTCTAAACCGCTTAAGCAGTTCTTTTTGAATATAGTGCACTGACCTTGCTGGATAGCCATTATGGATTAACCGGTATACGAGCCTGACCGTCCCTGTAAGCGTCACCTCTTTCAAGTCCTGTGCCGAGGCGATTCAATTGCTCCATAGCATTTTGGAACTGTTTTTCGTAATAAGTGACCATGTCTTGCTCACCCTTTTGGAAAATAACAGCTTCCCGCATTGCACCATAAAGTAAACATGGGTCATAGTTATCACCAACCCAGCTTGTGCCAAGGGTGTTATCAACTGCAGTAATAGTGAACTGAAAGCCTGATCCTGTACCGCCAAGGTTCGCTGTAGCGGCAGAAACTACGTCACCAACCACGTAAAAGTTACCTAGGTTGTTAAAGCGAACGTTTGTAACTACGTTGCCAGCCACCGTAATGTTAGCCGTAGCACCCGACCCAGAACCACCCGTAATAGGCACGTTACTGTACAAGTTGTTGATATAGCCAGACCCTGGCGTAATCGTGCCAGAGGTTACAGCTCCTTGCACAATAGATATAGGGTAGTAAAAATAGTGTAGTTCTACGTTATAACTACTATCTGGTGTTGGTCCAAGAATAAAAGACAATTCGTTCGTAAGTGTGTATTGTGATCCAAACAAAGCATAGTACTTAGGCAACCCTGTATCTGTAGGCTGTGGGTATGATTCACGGATAAAGTTAACGTCTTTGTTAAGTAAATAGTCGTAGCTTCCGTCGGCTTTAATTATTGCCATTGAAAACGTAGATAAGTAGTCAAGCGGTGCAGAAAGATACTTGTTGCTGGCTGTTAATGTACCTGTTACGTTCTTACGAAGTGGGGGTAACTGAACGGTGTTGTAAATGCGTTGTTCAGCTTGCCGAACAAACGTAGAGATGTTGTCCACGAACAGTTGTTCAGTAGTTTCAACATAATCTTGTATTGCTTGGTAAAGTTGAACATAGTTCATTAAAGTATACCTTTAACCCATTTTTCCACTAGACATACGGCCTTTAGTAGCCGCACCAGCACCACGCATCTCAATCTTGCCGTACTGATTTACGGGCTTGCCATTACCTTTACTAATCCCGTCAACCGAGATATTCATATTAGCCATTTGTTCTGCACCAGTCGTACCTTTAGAAGTCAATCCCTTGGCAGAAATAGCCTTGCCTTTCATGGTATGGGGAGGAGCATAGACTTTAGCGTCTCCAACTTCTTTGCCCATTACTTTCTTTGAATAGTTAGCCATTATCGACCTCTCCCTGCGCTTTTACGCATCATGCCTTGGTTCTTGACTTTGGCTAAATTACGCCCCATTTTCTTCATGTCCATTTGGCTTTTGCCACCCATCTTTGGCTTTGCCTTCATGCCCAAGACTGTAGGACCACTATCGCCTAAATTTGTACCTTCGGTCTTACCTTTTTTGGCTACTCCGTCTGCTGTTGATGTATAACCCATTTTAAACTCCTAAGTTGTTGATACTGTTATTGTACCAAGTTGCCCTATTGCCACCAAATAGTTTGGGGTTAAAACGGTATCAAACCCGCTTGCCCCGCCCACTGGTGCCCACCCCCACTGAAATACCCTACTACCGCCAGACACATTCCCTAAAACATCTGTCCCTGAGACCAGATAACTAACGTCAGGTCTTGGTTCCCGAACTGCCTGCGGGTCATTAACTGGATATAAACCCAGCGATAACTGTGGCTGATCTGGGTCCCAACAGCTAGGACACACCTTAATATTATAAAGCTTGGTCTTAACTACTTGTTTCTGTAATTCCTTAAGTTTATACCTCTGACCACATCGGTCACACTCCGCAATCGAATTCTTGCCAGATGCATATTTAGATGGCATTAATAAAACAACTGACGGGGTACAAACCTATCAGAAGCCTTTTCTCTATCTTCTTGAGAAGCTAATAGCCATTGTTGTTCGTAGTCGGCTTTAAGACCTAGAACTCTGTCTGGCGTTACTTCTGGTTTCTTCATTGCAATATAGTATGCCAATCCAGCCACCATACAGGGAATAAAGCGGAATGGGATGTCTTGAATGTTTACACCGTTTCCAGCATCTTGCATGCGGCGCATGCGCCAGTAAACAAACGTATAGTCTCCACCAGCATTAGGGGCAGGCCAAACATTAATACATGGTAAGTTTTGTATTTTTACAGAAGCACCAGTGGCGTGGGTAGCTGCGGTAGTTCCGTTTTGTCCTCTTACGCAGTTTATTAGTTGGTTGTCGGTTACGTTGGTATACCCGATAGTTTCCGAATCAATTAAAACAAACCCAGTTGAAGGTAAGTTTGCTGTAGATCCTACGTAAATTGTAGTGTCTGTAGTAGATACGCTTGGTGTGTTTCCGCTTACCGCTACCGTTGTAGACGCCGCTGAGTTTGTGTTTGCAGTCTGGCGGTTAATCCAAACTTGAATTGGTCGGCCGTTTGCTAGCTTATTAGGTATGGTTGAGTAAGTAGACTCAGAGATACGGGAAATATTAATATCTGACTGTGTGCTAGCAGTGCCGTTGTTTTGGCGAATGACGTGGTCTAAAAGGTCGATTGTGTCTTCTGGTATGGGATATACTGCCTGCCCTGTAACCATTGGAATTACGCCTTCTTCAATAGTCCATAAGTTAATACCACGGTTTGCCCACTCAATAGTAAGCAAGTTTAAAGACCGGCGGGCCGTACGAAAGTCATAGCCAGAACGCAACTGTAACCCAGAGCGCTCGTATGCTTCCTCTATTAGATCGTTAAGATCTAAATTAAATGTAGTAAGGCCGGTTGTATTTGCCATAGTTATTTATTCTTAAGCACTTCAATTTCTCTGTGAAGCTTTTCTATCAGTTCGTCTCGTTCGTCTAGTTTTTTCATAAGACTTACACTAGTTTCAGCCCACATCGACATATCTTTAATTCGTTCTTTATGGTCATCAAGCATCATTTGATATAAACGCTCAGACGCCTCTACTTGTAGTTGAATAAAGTCTTTTGTATCAGCCACTATTTACACCTTTCGATATGGTTTTACTTTTGCTTTTACCTTTTTTGGCTGTGGCACGAACTGTTGTCCCTGTGCTTTTCCTTGCCGTTTTGCTCGTGTTGTTGCTGCGTACTCGCTTGGGCTTAACGCTTGTATTGCTTTCTTGGGCAGGTATCGTTCCCCCGTCTCGGATGACTTCTTCCCTGACTTGGTTGTCCACTCTTGGTCGCCCCAAGCTTTTAAGGAACGTTGTGATGCGGCTAAACCACCCCCTGCCATTTTCTTCTTTTTGCTGGCGCAATGGGCTTTCTCCGAGAACCCCTTTGGG